TTGTACAATTATAACCTTCTGCGGATTATGTGCATTGGCGCCCTTATATCTGACCCTTGGGGTCATGACAAGGCAGATGCAAGATAAGGTTAATTAACTATTTCTGTGTTTAAGGTTGTTACTTCCTCTTGTCCTTCTAGCTCTTTAATTCTTTCAGAACAAGAATATGCTTTCATTTTTAAAGCATCACGAGCGGTTACAAGCTCTTTTATTTTATCTTGAATTTTATTAAATTCATCAACAGCTACTTGCATTTCAAGTTTTAATTGATCTATTCGTTTTTGATTTTTTGACATAATATTAAATAGATTTATCTGCTATTAGTTTAGCCTTCCAAGCAGCTTTGACATCAGTAGTCCAAACCACATTGCACACATTTTTAACTTCATCAGGTATTGCAGTAACACCATCAGCTTCTTTATCTAGTGGGTTATCAACAAAATCATCTGCGTCATCAGCAGGGGTTGTTCCATCTTCTTTAAAACCACCTTTTAATGTGCCAGCTTGCAGTACATATCTTTCAAATGCTCTTGTCAATTCAACGTCATCTTTTTTGATAACTGTCGCTTTTCTTATTTGCACCGTTTTATAAGTGCCTACGACCTCTATTTTGTCGTATTCAGTTAACTCTGTAAGTGCCATTAGGATTAATCTCCGATTAAAACAGGTTTAGGCTTAGTTTTAAGACGTAGCTCGGTCTATATATCTAACCAAATGTGGTATATGTTCCACCGACAAGTAATGTAGTTCCACTATCAACTAACCCAGCTACGTCACCACCAGAACTTGTAGAGCCACTTCTTCTGACTTTGGATTGGGTTGTAGCATCAAGAACTAATCCAACAATATCATTTGCTATGTTTGATGCTGCACCTTCAACATAAACTTGTATCCCACTACTATTACCATCACCTGATGGATTACCTTTAGCAAAAGGTAAACCCTCAATATCTAGGTCACCACTTCCACTCGTTGTCAAACTAAATCTACCAGAAATATGAACTAAATTACCAACTTTTACATATCTACAGACAGCATTATTTACACCTTGAAAACCACCAGTACCATATTGTACTGTAGGCGTCCATGAACCTTGTTCATAGTCGTTAAGAGCGTTGTTTGCTGCGCTATCTCCGTTAAAAGTTATACCTCCACCAGAAATAAAACGTATAGTTTCCGAGCCATTTGCATAAAATCTTAAATAATTATCTGTATGATTATATTGAACAGCACCCCTAAATTCAGCAGAACCAGAGGTTCCATCAGAAAAATATACAACTCCAACACCATCATCCGCAGAACGAATTGTAATTCCTGCATTACCTGTATCTGCGACTGTTAAATTATCCCCAGCAGCATGACCCTCAGTATTAGTATTTATAAGTACTCTTCCTGACGTATCTATTGTAAATTTATCAGCGGAACTATTTGGCTTTAGCTGTATAGAACCGCCAGTAGATTCAATTATGGCCGCACCCGAAGCATTTCCAACATAAACTTTACTGGACGTACCAGCTTTTTCTATTTGTAAATATGTATTAGAAGAGCTTTCTAAATGCAAAATATTGTCAGGTGCATTTGTGCCAATTCCAATCCGATTATTACCAGCATCTAAATAAAATAAATTAGCTTCTGTATCCCCTTCAATTCTAAAATCTACATCCGCACCAGATTGATTGAAAACTGTTGCAGTTGAACTTAGACCTAACCTTTCGACACCACCTGTTCCAATGTTTATTACATCTGCTCCATCACTGTAGATTCCTGTGTTTAAATCATCTCTAAAAGCTAGTGCTGGTGTACTTGCAGACCCATCTTCAAGAGTTAAAGTACCGTCAAGTTGTAAAAGTTCAACCCATCCGTTATTTGCTGAGTTTCTTATCTTCAATGTTCCTGTATTAGTATCAGCCCACCATTGATAAGCGTATTTTGTAGCTGGCTCAGATGAGTTTGAATTATTACTTACAATCGCAGCTAAAGCATTATTAAGGTCTGTACGAAATGCCGCCCCTGATGCGTTGGCTAATACATAATCATGAGTTGCCATTACTTAATCCTTTTCTATAAGTATATGATAGTTGATAACTTAAATATAAACATATTTAACTTCCTTTACCAAACCCGATTGCAGTATATTTAAAACTTAAATCTTTAAAGGCATTACTGCTGTCTCGTGTCTCAATTACAAATTGAGTTCCAGTTATGGATGTAATTTTAAAATAATCGCCAGAAACAGCACCTTCAAGCGTTATTCCTAATGTTGGTAAAAATGCGTTGCTTCCACCTAAAGATCCAGTACCCGTAAAAAATGGATTTCCAAAAGTAACTGTTTTTGCAGAACTATTTGTAGCGCAAGCACTAGCAATCGCTGTATTTACTGTTTCTGTTCTTCTTTTTAAACTTGCTTCATATCCAAGTTCTGAAACATTAATATTTTGTGCAGGGTCATTTGATGTAAGTTCTACCTTAAATTTAAAACCTCTTGCTGTATATTCTCCATTAGCAAAAGTGTTAAATTGAGTAAAATTAGCGCCAATATTACAAGCCGTTCCGCTTGATATAGTTGCACTTGCAGAAGCGGTAACAGTAAAAGTATTTACATTTGGTCTTGTTTGAATTACATAATTTCCATCTGTTGCACTTCCAGCCGTAAAGTCAATAACAACTTGATCCCCTGCGGAATATCCATGTGAAGATTTTGTGATTGTAATAGTTGTTCCGCTTTGTTCGTAAGTGGCGGCTGTTGAGGTTGAAGTGGCTAGTTGCGTTGTAGCAACTAATAATTTTGCTCCGACATCTTCTGCTAAAGTTCCGTCAAATTCTGTCCAAGTATCGATGTTAGCTGTCCTTGAATCAATAAGATCATTAGGTAAAAGACCAGAAGTAACAAACCTCCTTTTTAAAGTAAGATTAAAAATCCCACCCATTTCAACTTCATTTTGAAATTCATACGATCCGCTTGAATTTATGGGGCCGGCAAAGTCAATATTTGATAAATCATCAATATTTTGTGTTATTGAATCCCATAAAGTTGTTCCATCTAATAACAACCCATCAAAGTCGGCATCATAAAATGTATTTATTTTATTACCTTGAAAAGGCGGTGAATCTGTATCTTCTCTTTCTGTAAGTATTACTTGATTAGGTTGTGGGTCTGGTTGCGTTACAAGTATTCTTGCTGCATTATTTGATCTTCTGCCACCATCATCAATAAATTTTATGCTATAAGTTCCAGTTAATGCGGGGACTAAAGTTTCACTTATATTTCCAGAAAGTTTTGGGATTATTTCTGTTGAATTACTAAAAGTCGCTACTGCGGGGTCAATGCTCGGCGTATGCCTGACGGAAATAGAACCGCCATGTGTAACGTCAATATCGGTTGCAGGGTTAAAACGTAGTCGTACAAAAAGGTCTGAAACAGGTTCTATTGTTAATCCTGTCGGATCTTCAGGAAGTGCAGTTTTACCAACAGCGTTAAAAGTTAAATCGTTTGAAGTTGCTGAAAGGATTGCATTGATGTTGTAGCTAAAAACTTGAAATTCATAAACTCCAAGTTGACTATTAATTATTTCAAAATCAGGACTTGAAACTTTTGTCGAGACAAAATTTCCGTTGTTATAACGATAATTAACTTGATATTCAATTACTCCAACAATAGGTTGCCAACTTAAAACAATTTTCGATACCGCTTGATTATTAATCGGGACTATTGTTTCAACTGCTGAAAGGTTAGATGGCGGCGGTTGTAGTTGATTTAATACTGAAACATTTCTAACTGGTAAAGTCGCACCATCCTCAATAAATGCGTATTTTGTATCTACATAAGATAAGGCTGTAATTGTATAATTTACAGAATCAGTTTCTTCAACTGTTATTACTCTAAATTTTTGCGCCTGTACAGTTGTATTTTGAATTAAATAAATTGTATTTACATTCGGGGTTTGGCTAAAAGCTGAAGAAACAGTAACAACACCGTTTGTTACATCTGAAATGTCTTTTGTTTCGACAGAGCCATCTGGCAAAATCAAAGATAAAGTCGGGCTGTTTGTTGTCGGTAAATCTGTATTTTGTGTATCGTCTACGGTGACAACAGTTGTTGAAGTAACGCCCGCAAGTCTTCCTGAACGTCTTACACCTGCGCGAACTGGGTCGTTTATGTCTATTACAGCACCCGGTCTAACCATCAACCCGCCTTCCATCGAGGTTGTAAATGTAACAAGCTCACTTTCGTTAGCTTCCGAAAATGCAATTGCTTTTGCCAATCTTTGCGCTTGCCCCCTTGAAGTACAAGCAAAACCTTTTACCTGTTTAACGACAGTTCCAATTTTTGCTGATAATGTAGTATTTTCAAAAACTTCATAATCTATATCTTGCGAATCCATGTTGTAATAACTGACCGATATAACTGAATGTCTTTGCTTTAAACTTGAGCCTGAATAATTAAAACCATCGCTCGAAATATTGGCAAGTGAGAAAAGGAACGAGGAATCTTTCGGGGAATCTTGAGCAAGTAAAATACTGCCGGTTGACCAAATCGGCATACAACGCATTACGCCCGCAAGCTCGTTTATCAAATCAAATGCAGAGTTAGAAGATTGAATATTTACGTTACAAGAGAATCTCGGCTCCTGTCCGCCAAAACCATCATCGACAAGAGTATTTGCAAATTTTGATGCGGTTACAAAAGAAAATAAATCAAGGTTTGCGTCTGCAATATGTGTTCCAAATCCATATCTTTCTGTAGTTAATAAATCTAAAAGTATCATTGCAGGGCAACTTGTCCAAACCGCCGCACCCATAACACCGTTGAAAATATATCCTGTCGGGTAAACAATCCGACCTGTTGAAGAATCTACAGTCGGCGTTCCTGAACTGGATGCACCCGCACCCGGAATCCTTACCTTTATTCCGCGAATACGGAATTTCCGGCGAGGGATCGCGCTGAACTGTTGAGAATCAAGTCTTATTGCGTTATATGCTGAGTTTGCATAAGTGTTTGCATCGTCAATTATTTCAGCAAAGCTTGAAAATTGAAATGAATCAATTAAAGAAGAATCTGTTGAATCCGCTGTAACTCTTATAACTCTTATATCAACAGGAAAGGAACCTGTAATTCTTACTGAATGATCTCGTTGATAAGCGTCAGCCGTCCGTCCTGTAACTGTTTGTTCTATAACATCAGTAAAACCGCCTGAATTATATTGAACTGCAATTTTATATTGAACTGTTGAGCCGAGAAGATCACCTTCTGTTGTTGCTTTTTGTATTTGTGGAAATGTTATTGAAACTTTAATTCGATCAACATTTGTATTTGTAATTTGCCTTGTAACAGGGGTATCTGCTGTAACAGTAACCCCGACAGGTGTTATTGAAGAAGAACTTTCAATTCCGTCAATTTTTGTTTGATTTGATGTACCAAAACGCGGTGTAAAAGTTACATTTTGAAAATTAAAATCTGTATCTTGAGGATTTGATGAATTTGCTGTTGATTTTAAAACAGGCGTATCGTTTAGAAAAACATCTTTCAAGTAAGCATTTTTATAAGCCGTTGTTGTTTTATCTGTTAAACCTTCTTTTGATGCGGTTGCAGAGCCTTCAATCTCACCTTCTGATATAAGGTCAAGGAAAGTTGCGAATTGCTTACTATGTAAGGTGTCAGGGGTTCTTGTCGGTTGTCTCGGCGGCGGTGGACTTCCACCTTTAGAACCGCGAATAATTTTTCTTTTATCGGTCATGCTTGAACTTGCTCCGTATCAACACCGCCAGAAATAACAACTGAGCCTGTGAAAATTTCACCGTAAACAATAGGAACTGGCGTTCCAGCCCGGCTTGTCTGTTGCGTCCCTGAAAAGCTAAAGGATAAACGCGGATCTTGTTCACTAGAAAATTCAGGCTGTTTCGGCATTGGGAACAACATTCCACTAACACCGCTAAGAACTAAACCCGCACCGATAAGACCGAGAGCCGCCGAACCATAAGCCC